CTTTGTGGTATCGATTATATGATGAAGAATTTGATGATTACAACGCTTTAGGAGTACATGGAGATGACTCTTTGTTAGCGATTACTGAATCGATTTTAGGCGAATGGAATGGGCAAGTTATTGCTCAAATGTCAAAAGAAATATTCAATCATACTCACACCGATAGCGCTAAAGGAACTGAACTTAGTCTTTCTAGCGATATTCATGATGAGTTTTACTTGCAGAGAAAATTTAGAATTCAAGACGGCGTTGTTCTTTCACCCTTGAACCCTCAATCATTGTATTCTTCAGTTCAATGGAATGCAAAAACATCAGCGATGTCAAAAGATCAGTTATTTTGTCAAGTGACACATGGAGCCATTAGGGAATGGGCTCTTCACGGACGAGAGGCTTTTGAACATCATAAGACAATCTTAAACAAGTTCCTGACCCACGTTAATCCCAACTACTATTTTGATGAAAGTTGGGAGGATAGGTGGGCCTATATTGTTGAGAATGCCAAATCGTAAAATCCTTGCAAGGCGCAGGTCAATAGCGTAAAAATGACCGGTTGGCCCCGATAAAGGCCATTATGGGTTCCCGGACACCAAGCCGTTCTCCCGAGAGATCTTCCATGTGGTCTTCGACAGCAAATCTTAGACTTCGGGCTCTCATAAAAGCGCAAACCTTTGGACAGAGTATGGTTTAGCTCTGATCCTATTGAAAATTAAACCGCTAAACAAGAAAGTGTTTCAACAGTCGATGCCGTAGCAGAAATCGGCGAGTCCACAACCGCGGTAGTTGCAACTGAGGAAGGACTGACTCAATTTAAAGAATCAGCAACAAACGTGATAGTAAAGTTTCCAGATGCTATAAGCAGACCGATTTCATTACCTTATGATACGGAAACTCCAACACAATTACTTTCAAAAGTCTACGCTATAGCTCAAGAGACGTGGACTAGTGTTTGGACTGGGAATTCTTATGCTTTTCCTGGAATACTATTACCATTTTTAACACCCTCGCAAGTTCTTGCGAAGTTTAGAAATTTTCGAGCGGATGTTAAGGTGGAAATTAAACTTAACTCTACTCCATATCACCAAGGAACTCTGTTAGTTGCTTGGATTCCTGGTTGGACTTCAACGACAGCTCCTGATTTACGAACCTTATCGGGATGTCATCCAATTATTTTGTCCGCAAGCAATCAGGATTCAGCAACAATTACCTTACCATACTGGGGACCAGCGGATTGGTTTGATAATACAGGAGCTTTAGTGGCTAATGATACAAGAATAGCTAGGCTTTTTATTAAGCCGATGAATGCGATAACAGCCACCTCAGCTAATATTCCTCTTACTGTGCCCTTAACAATATTTGCTTCATTTACAAATATTCAGGTAGGAGGATTTACTTCACATGGTGATTTAGAATGGGAAGCTCATTCCCAAACTTCAAAAGAAGCCCACGCTAAAGCTAGTGGGGGTATTGACGTTAAAACAGCAGTTTCAGTAGGATCAAAACTCCTCAGAAAAGCTCCAGTAGTAGGACCAGCTTATGGAGCTATAGCTGATGTCATCAATTCAATTTCAGGAGATTTATCAAAGCCTTTGTCAGAGGAAGCTTATCATCCTATGGTTTCGACAATCTCCAAATCATCAGCTTTGACACATGGATTAACCTATGCGGATCAGCTCACAATGTATCCTGACGCTAAGTTGACCCAATCGAAGCTTTTTTGTGGTATGGAAACATCTCATATGACAGTGTCGGAAATGGCTCAACGACCTATGATCTATAGGATTGACACGTTAGATAATATCACAACTTCTTTTACTTTTCCGGTTTCACCTCTCAGTCAAGGAAATTTGCCAGCAGGAGCT